TTCTTATCAATGGAGATAATATGTCATTCAAATATAAATGTAATTGTAAGATGATACGCATACTAACCACATCAGATCGTAATGAAACATGTCAGTGGTGTCATCAGATCATTACACTTATCGGTCCAACAGATCCAGTCATTGCTCCATTCGTACAAATTCCAAGACAACATCAAGCTGCTCCTAAGAAGAGTACATAATCATGGATTACATGATATTAGCTTTATGTAGTTGTCAATTGCTTCTTAATATCTATATCTACTTTCTACTCACTCGAGATTACTAACATGGGCATACTCGCAATACTAGCTATCTTGTTGATTGCATTACTAGCGTACGTTTAATCCGAGCTTATAAAGAATGGTCACTATTATCTATCTTGCTATTGTATTCATCGTATGGCTTATGTGTGAGTCTGCCATTGCCTAATCAATTGCCTGTATCTTGCCTGATTACTGCCTGATTAACATATGGTAGCAAGCAACCCAAAGCCAGTCCGCCAAGTGCATGTTCCACACTAATGCATGTAACACCATGATTGTACACGCATGCAATAGTCCGGTAATATCTCTTACCGGCCATTTAGCATGGATAAGTGGTTGATTGTCGGCCAAATTGCATGATTTTGGACTTGGCATGGAGCATTTCTAGGGGCCGGGACCCCAAAGTAATTCTTTTATAGCTAGCGGTACGGGTACCTGTACTTCCACTATACGTTTTCAGATTTAGAAACACTTATCGTAAGTGATTGATAGTTCGAAAGCCCTGTGAAAAGTGATGTTAGGACGTGAAAACTGGAGAAAAGAATGATATCCGAAGAAAGAATCCTAGAGTTAGCACTAATCAGTCAGATAGAGACTCTCGCTCTGCATGTTAGATGCCATAAAGAGATCACCTCCGATACAGAAGTGCTCTTAAAAGATATAAATGTGTTACACATGAGACTGGAGAAGATTAAAAATGACCGAATCCATAACGCCTGAATATAGAATACACTGCTTACAGATTAAGATCTGTATGAGATTAGATAGAGTAATGGAATTAACAAAGAATAAGACCGAAGAAGACTTTGATTTGATTATGGAATTAATAGAATTAGGGAACCTAGCCAAACAAGTGAGGAATCTCGAAGATGCCATTAAAACAAGGTAAGAGTAAGAAAGCTGTAAGTGCCAACATAAAAACCGAGATGGCAGCCGGTAAGCCCCAGAAACAAGCAGTAGCAATCGCTATGAGCGAAGCTGGAATGAGTAAAAAGAAAAAGAAAAAAGGTGGAAAATAATGGCTGATTCATTAGATAACAAAGCAAACAAAAATGCTAATCCGAACCCAAATGGCGCGGATGTAGATAACGCAGACGACTTAAAGCAAAGACAGAACATAGCTAAGGATATTATGCCTGAACTATTCAAAGATGTAGATGGTAAGGATCCAATTACCCACAAACCATAAGGAGAGCATATGGAACAAGACTACTCAGCCACAATAAAGGACTTAAGTTTGACAGCTGGGACCGATTTCCATGCAGCTCATATTACCAGGATGTTAAACGATTCCGGTTATGGTTATAAGATCATGACAGGGGATTTCACCGAATTCAAATCTATGCTAGAAGATTATCTAGCCCACAAAGACGATAAAGGAACAGACAAATGATTATTATAGCCCATTTATTAGTATTAGCAGTAGTGTTAGCAGTAGCAGACATCATTAAAGACAAAATCGTAGCTCTAGTTGTAGCAATCAAAGCTAAGTTGTAATATTTTACTGCTCAGGTGGTAATTTCGGCATAAATGACGTATTTTACATGTAATTTACGCACTAAAGCCGGATAGTTACCGCCATGGCAGCTTAAAATGATCTTAATCAAACGTCGGGGCGGAAAATGGAAGAAGACAAGAATGATTGGGTAGGATTCCTAGACAGACTCGCAGCTGCCTCCAAACTGGGCATGACAGTGAGTGAACTCAAGAGAAAACAAGCAGAACTTGAGATGAATGAACGACTTGACGAGAATAAACCATGAGCTTAGATCCGATAACAGCTGGCATAGACCTCATAGCAAAGATAGTGGGGACAGTATGGCCAGACAAAACAGAAGCCGAAAAGGAACAATTTGACCTTGCTCTCACAGCTCTTAAAGCACAAGCTGCAGAATTACAAGCTCAAGCCGATACCAACACGGCTGAGGCTGCTTCTCCTAGCGTCTTCGTTAGTGGGTGGCGTCCTTTTGTCGGTTGGATCTGCGGTGTGTCTTTTGCATGGCAGTTTGTGGCTCTCCCAGTACTTCTCTTTATAGGTAATGCGACAGGTCACGTTATACCCGTCCCAGCCTTCGATAGTGGCACGATGATGACACTCCTTATGGGTATGCTAGGGCTAGTAGGCGCACGCTCCTACGAGAAGGTCCAAGGGGTTGCAAGGAGATGAGTATGGAATGGTTAAATATTATATATTATGTTGTCACCCCCGCTGTAATTATGTATGCAGGTCACGCTATGAAAACACATGTAGATAGGATCGAGATAATGGAAAAAGAACTTCTAACCAAGATTGATGAGAAAGAAGTGCGGACTATTTTGGCTGACAAGATAGACCCTATGAAAGAAGATATAGCCGAAATCAAAGTGATGTTAAATCACCTCCTGGAAGTAGTCCTAGATAAGAAGGCATAATGGCTGACATCATTAAGAAGAAGCGTGGAAGACCGATGCTCTACACGCCAGGGCATTGTGATGCTTTGATCGAATTAATGGCTGCTGGTTCATTCAATAGCTGGATAGCTGCTGAATGGAAGATCAATGAAGATACCTTCTATGATTGGAGAAAGAAACACCCTGAATTTGAAGAAGCTTATAAGATAGGCTTACCACTAAGAACCGTATGGTGGGAAAAGAAAGGCATGGAGATGATGGCTAATGGAGATAATAAAGGATTTAACTTCTGGATAGCGTTCATGAATAAACATCATGGATGGTCTAAAGGTAACGAAGGCACTGGTGGAAATACAACCAATGTCAATATTCAACAGTTAAATGTTTTACAAAGCAAATCGAAAGAAGATCTAATGGCAATCATTCATACCAAGCTTAAAGCTTTGGATATGATGCCCACAGATACCCAAAAACTGGGTACTACTGAAGAACATGTCGCAATAGAGAATCGCGACAGTATTGGGACAACCTGGGAACATGATGATGGATCTGAGCAATCAATCTAAAGAAGAATTAGTTAAATTAGTCGAAGAGCTTTCGGCTCTTGAAGAGTATAAAAAATACCATCAGCTTGAATTCCTATTTCCTCTTGCTGAACATAAAGGGTATGGGAAACACATGGAATTCTTCAAGGCTGGGGCTAAATACAAAGAAAGAGCCCTCATAGCAGCTAATAGATCTGGAAAGACGTTTAGCGCATGTAGTGAAATGGCTTGGCATCTAACAGGTTTATATCCTGATTGGTGGGTAGGTAAGAAATTTGATCACCCAGTTAATGCCTGGTCCGTAGGTAAGACACATGAAACAACTAAAGATATTCTTCAGAAGTATTTACTTGGACCCCGTTATGATATGGGCTCTGGGTTTATACCTAAGGCTTGCATCGTACGTACCACTGTTAAGCCAGGTATACCGGATGCTATCCAAGATGTTTACATAAAACATTATACATTAGGTTTAGAAGATGGTATTAGTGCATTATCCTTTAAATCATATGTTCAAGGAATAGAAGCTTTCATGGGTACCCAACAGGACCTCATCCATTTAGATGAAGAACCAAAGGTAGTCGGTTTATATTCAGAATGCTTAACACGTACAATGACCACCCAAGGGCTGATCATGTGTACCTTCACTCCGTTAGAAGGTATGTCGGAAGTGGTATTAAGCTTTCTGCCAGAAGGTAGATTCCCAGAAGGTGGAATCGGAGAGGTAATTACATAATGGTCCCACATCAAGCTGTACTAAATGATATTGTAACCTTGCGTAACGCAATTAAAGAGAATCTTGCAATTGTTAATCCTACTGCATTTAATAAGATGCAATTAGATGAATTGAAGTATGTTTTAGCTTGTTATGAAAAAGAATTTGAAAATTTAAACAAAGGAATTTTATTGACTGGTAGAGAAGCTCTTTTAAAGGACGTTGAAGGTAGAGCTATGTATGAGAAACATGAGCAATTCAAACCTAAAAATAGAGGTCTCTAATGGCCAAGTGGGTTTGTAATTTATCCTGGGAAGATGCTCCTCATCTTACCGAACAGGACAAGAAAGACTTACTAGCTTCTTATTCTCCACATGAACGAGATGCTCGTAGTAGAGGTTTACCACATTTAGGTTCCGGGATGATCTATCCAGTACCTGAATCCGACTTTGTTATTGATCCTATCAAGATACCTGAACATTGGCCAAGAGTCTATGGCATGGACGTAGGTTGGAAGAAAACAGCAGCACTGTGGGCGGCATATAACCCAAAAGAAGATACTTGGTACATATATAGCGAATTATATCTTGGGTATAAAGAACCATCAGTAGTTGCAGAAAGTATTAAAGCACGAGGCCATTGGATAAATGGTGTAATCGATCCTAACTCAGATAGAAGATCAGAAGCCGGTGGAGAACAACTTCTAGTCACTTATACCAAATTAGGCTTGAACTTATTTAAAGCAAACAACGCAGTTGATCCAGGTATCCTAGAAGTATACCAGATGTTAAGTGCGGGCAGATTAAAAGTTTTTAGTCATTTACAGAACCTACTTTCAGAGTTAAGAGTTTATCGTAGGGACTTAAATGGCAAGATCGTAAAGAAGAACGATCACTTAGTAGATACCTTACGCTACCTTATCATGTCTGGTTCCGATGCATTAGAATTAATGCCTACAGAAGATAATGTCGACTTCACTATGATCCCAGCCTCTAAACAAGGCCAAGACAAATATACTGGATACTAAAAATGGCTTATAATGAATATGATAGTTCAGATGAATCACCTAAAGATGATAACATCGATCTATATCTGAATCCAAATGGAAAGAACGAACCTAAGTCTATCCTAGATGCTTTTGCTGATGATTTAAACATAGCAGATAAACTAACTGATGATCAATTAGCTCATATTGGGCAGAGAGTTCTATATAGTGCACAAGATGATAAGGCTACACAGGTTAAGTGGCTCGAGAATGCCAAAGAAGCATTGCGCCTCGCCAAGCTCGAGAGAGAGCCTAAAAATACTCCTCTTCCTCAGTCTTCTAACGTTAAATTACCTCTCATTACTAACGCTTGCTATCAATACGCTGCATTAACCTATCCAGAGTTAATTCAAGATGGTAAAGTAGTTAAAGGTGAAGTTATCGGCGAAGATCCAGATGGGTCCTTATCAGATTTAGCTGAAACCATTAGTACACATATGAGTTATCAATTACTAGGTGTAGATGGCTCCTGGTCTGCTTCTATGGA